GCTGATAATGTTTCCTTCAAAGCTTTAGACTTTCTAAATAATCTTTAAGAATAGAAATTGTCTTTTTATCCTTATCGTTATTATATACATAATTAAGAATGTATTCTACTTGAGTTATTCTATCTCTTTTCTTGCTTTGCCATCTATCTATAGAAATATTCTTTTCAAGCATTTCACCAAAATCTTTGCAAATAGGAAGTTTTATTTTAACTTTATCAATATCAATATATTTGATAAGTTTAAGAAATATTTTAATAGCAGCTTGTAAGCCACGATTGTCGCTTTTATCTGAATCATTGTTAGTGGATATAATTACTTCATCAACAGATAAAGACATTAAATAAGACAATTGCTTTGAACTAATCTCTAGACCAAAAACTACAAGATGATTATAATATTCTTGTTCAGATAAAGCCAAGCTATCGCCAATACCTTCAACAAGAATTATAGAGCGTTTCTCTTCAATAGTCTTTCTGAATATATTATTATCTTCACCTTGAAGATTTATTGGATATATCCAATTACCTTTTCTGCCTATGTGTTTCCATTTGGGAGCAACATGGTTAGGTTTCCACAGTAGATGTCTGCCACTAATGCCAATTACTTTTTTATTTTCATCAAATATAGGAAATACAAAACGCCCATTCATTTTTCCAGACATGGAAAAACCGGATTGGTATAGCTCAAGAGTTTTAGAGCTTATGCCTTTATTGTTGTAAAAGTCATAATGCGGAAGCAAAGTTTTTATTTCGCTATGGTCAAGAAATTGATCTGATTCCATTTTAGGTGTTCTAGTTGATTCTATATAAGGATCATTATTATTCTTAATTGAATTTAATATTTCTTCTATTTTAGAATCATCTTTACAAGTAAGCTCAAGAAGTCTTTTAAAAGGTTGATAAGAAGTGTTAGCTACAAAATCTTTCCAGATTCCAGTATCTTTCCAAATTTGTAGAGCGGTTCTATTATCACCATCACGATAAACAGCATTGCATTGCCAATATTTTCCGCGATCTGAAAGTTGATACCCAAGATCGATCAGAGTTTTTTCAATCGCTTCGGCTTGATTATTAATCGAGATTAGGTACGTCGTCATTGTTATCCTTGGCTACATTTGCGGTTGCGCTAAGAGAATCAACGATATCTCTATAATCACCTTTTTCAGTGACACAGAAATTAGCAATTTCTAGATTAATAAAATTCTTTTTAAGACTTCCATCAGCGAGTTTTACTGGATTGATAGCTCCAGCAATATCTTTACCCAAATGACGAGCTTTGATATTAATTAATTTATGAGTTCCGAAACCAACTTCGTTTTGTAGTTCATCAAATGTTTTCTGACGAAGAATAAACATGTGAGATGAAAACTGAGTGATGCGGTCAGATAGGGATACAATGCTTTCATCATCAGTTACATTTGCAGCACTCTTATTAGTTACAATACCTGCGCGATTAGACTGAACTGAAGTCATCATTGAAATGCATGGGCCTTTTTCATTCTTAATGTCTCTTTGAATACAGCGTTTGTATTTATCAACCATTTCGCCAACAAGTTGCCATTCATTTTTATTACCGCTATTTTCGCTTGTAGTTTTGATATAATCGAAACTGAAAATAAGAGGATTGCCTCGACCGATTTTTGAATAATAAAAACGCTTCAATACGCTTATTTGAGCGTCAACGCTCATCCCGCCAACGTTATAATAATAAAGATGTTTGTATCTGTCTTTCAGAGATTGCCAAACTGATCTTACATTATCAACAATTTCTGGACCAGCTTTACGCCAGTTACCACTTTCAAGAAGATACATTGGAACTTTAGTTAATGCAGCGCACTGTCTAAAAATTAGTTCTTCTTTGCTCATTTCTCCATTATCAAAATGAAGAACTGGAACTTTATATTGCTCAGAAACTTTAGTTGTAAAATCTAAACACAATTGAGTCTTACCTACGCCAGAACGTGCAACAATGACTGTAATATTTCCCGGTCTAAGAAGAGAGCCATACATATCTTGAGTTTTCGGATAAGGCCCAGCAAATCCAAATTCAGTAACTGGATTATTCCCACGCTCTTCAATAAGAGCTTCCATTTCATCAAAAATATTTTCTGGCTGATCTGTACCAGTTTCGTACAAATTAATTTGATCATTATAAAGTTTATCAGCGGTTTCGATGATAACGTTGTAATCAGAAGATGGAGATATAGACTTCATCTTCTTGTTAATGTCTGCTCCACACATCGCGATCTCACGACGAATGGTGTATTTCTTTAATTCTTTAGCAACACTTGTAATAGATTCTGGAGATATCTTTTTAAGAGATAAAGATTCAATATAATCAGATGGATTAATATTGTCTTCAAAAGTTACTCCAAAATTCTTTACTCTTTGAGAAATAACTACGTCGTCAATTCTTTCACCATTGTCTATGGTTTGACGAAGTACGCAAAAGATAGTTCTATTTATTTTAGAACTCTCGCTCCAGAAATCTCTTTCTGTAATGAAAGATGCGACATCGGCGTATCTTTCTGGATATTTAATCAGTCCAGCAAGCAACTGAGTCTCTAAATCATACGAATAAATCATTCCGAGCGGACATTATCACGGCTCATCAGTCATGTCAATGGAATTTTGCTCGTTGTCTACCTCGTCTAAATATTTTTCTAAAGCCTTCACTAGGCCCATTTCTACGATTGGATTAGCCACTTTGGTATAAATCATGGGGCATCCATCTTGAGACACATAAGCCACTATAAATCCTTTGGAGGATTCATCGGACCCACTGAACTCATAGAGTTTATTAAAATAGTTTTCAGGAATTTTAAATTGTTTAAAATTCTCTGATTGAGAGTCCTTCTTCATGTTATAATATTACACCTTGACTTTCGAAAAGGTCTTTATTTATTATATCATTTTCAAATATAGTTACAAGTGTAATTTCATTAAGTTCACAAAAACGTTCTTTTTTCTTATCTCTATTTAATTGATGAAGAAAGTTCATTCTGTTTTCATGAAAGAATTTAACAAAACCAGTATGTTGCCTACCTTGAACTTCTATAGCTATTTTTTTATTAGCGTTATAAAAGTCCAAGGTAAGACGAGTTCCTACAATAGGAAACTCTTCGAACACAATGTTGTGCTGCCAATAGTTTCGTAAAAATTTCTTAGCTTCGGTTTGAAATTTACTACGGCTATCCATGCTCCAATTAATTAAATAATTGCGAGCATTTTTGCAGCGTCTTTTCTTATTACTCAGAGATAGAAATTCCATCGCCAAAATTTAATAGGTTTTCGCTAATATACTTAAAAAAGAAATTCTTAAGTTTTTCATTGTCGTTTACAATTTGTTCGAACTTTGCTGCTCCTTGAATTTGAGCGGGAAATTCTGTAAAACCAGCTTCCTTCAAAGTGTTAAGAAACTCTTCGTCAAAACTAATCCAAGCGCCTTTCTTAATGGCGATCTCCCACATAGTTAGAAAATCAAAAATTTCCTTTTCTACCCAATTAGAAGTACCATTCTTTCTTCCATATTTAATTGGATATCGAATAGTGCAATTAGTTCTTTCATTTGGAGATTTCTTTACGACGATCTTCACAAAGTGTCCAAGATATGGATTCTTTTGCTCATCGTAAGAAGCGTTAGGATCTTCAAGAATTAGATCACCCTTAAAACGAGCATCAAATTCAAAAATCCAGTTAGCAAAGTGCAACAAAGCGTTGCCACCTGTGGCAGTAGTTTGACGAATTGGAGCCTTGCTATATGGATCAAGTTTGATATCAGCACGAACTTGAGAAATAAATACTGCGATATGTCCACGCTTTTGCAGAGCAATAGACATGCGCTTCATAAGATCTGCTGCGATTACTGCACCGCCAGCAACCTTTTGCGACTCTTCGAAGGTTTTATCAAGATCGCCCTTTCTAATCAAACCATCGACAGAATCTAGAAGAAAGAAATACATCATCTTCTCATCATTCTTACCAACCAGTTCTCGCATTGCATCAAATACGGTTTCATGAATGTTCGATTCAAAAACAAAACATGTACCTTCAACCCACTCTTCTTCATTAAATACGAACTTAACTCCAGAGCGAGTGATCATTTCATTGCTCAATCGACCTTCAGCTTTGATATAAAATCCTTTGCGCTTCTTAGGTTGATCTAAGAAGTTCTTCATAAACTGAAGAGCGCAACTCGTTTTGCCGCCTTCATTGATTCCACAGAATCGATGCAATCCAGTGCCAATACCACCAGCTAGAAAATAATCAAGCAAAAGACTGCCGCTTGAAACCTTATAATCTATAGTTGGTTCATAATTATAATGAGATTCTTTATTTTGCTTCAAGAAACTTTTTAGTTGATCTTGAGATGTTGTAATCTTACTGCTGTCCACTTCTTCTTTATTATTCTTTTTACTCATTTTAAGAAATTTTTAATTGTTTTTGGTTTTACTGAGTTATTGTAGTCTTCACCAACCTTATCGCCAAGTTTTATTTCTTCATTTTTCAATTCAGGTTGAAAATTGAATTCAGAATACTTTAATTTGATATAATCAACTTCGCTTGTTAAAAAAGCTACAAGTGATGATACTGGTTTTAAAGAAGTTTTTTTCCAAAATTCTTCATTTGGATACTGCTTCATGAGCTTTTTAAGAAAAGTCATTTCTTTTGTCCAAAAAGCTGATGGTTGACCTTTATGATTTTTTACGCATCTTTCGATTACATCAATAAGATAAAAACTTTTTTTTCTTGTTCTTTTCTTTTTAGGAGTCTCTTTATCCACATCACGAAGATACAGTAGTGAGGATATAAGTCAACAAAAAAACCGCTGGTTTCCCAGCGGTTTTTAAAGTTTTTATTTTTTAAGCTTTTGGATCAAACGTAACACTTTGTAATCCTGGGTTTTTAGGAGCAGATTTTTCTTGCTCTGCTTTTAGCTTTTCATCTATTTTCAAACCTTCTATAGTTGCATCTGGAGTAATGTTCCCTGATGGGGGAGCGGGGGTTTCTGGGAAAACAGCTATCTGAGCGGCTTCGGATTTTTCGCTTTCAGGTGATTCACCTGCTTCTTTTTTACCCTCTTCATTTAAATTGCCCTTCTTTTTCATTCTTTTTAGAATAGCTTTTTGAAGAGCGGGAGGAAGAGTTTTTTGTTTTTCGGTCAATTGACCTGCCATTTCATTAAGCATTGGGCGATTTTTCATGTATGACATGCCGCACATATATTTAGCGTCACTTGTGGACATACCAGCGGTGTTGATCAAAGATTCATCTTTGAGCATGCACTCGCTCATATATTCGCTATGCATTTCCATTTCATCTTCTTCCATCATGTTAGAGATGGAGACTTCAGCGATAAAATTTTTATTGTCGAATTTTAAATTTGATTTCATGTTATTTATTACCTTCTAGAATTTTAATTTGATCTATTGTTTTTGTTAAAATATCACCTTTTTTAAAGTTATTTCCATCGTTAAGAACTTCATAAGCAACTATTTTTCCCATGTCATTTGGAAGATCTTTGATTTCTTTAATAAAGCCTTCGCTGTTGTAGTGTTTACAAGAAGCGTTAATATTTAATACGCGCATACCAGCTTCCATTTCATTTTCAACTTCCATTTCTTTTTCATCTTCTTTTTGAGAATAAACAAGATAGTTATAAACAGCAAATAAATAATCCTCCATTAAAGTAATTTTGCTTTGAACCCAAGGTTCAATTTCTTCAGCCATAGATGGATTTGCACGAAGTTTTTCAAGAAGGTCTTTAGAATTATCAGCAATATAAGCTAATTGGGCCATAGCCATTTCGGAGGCTTCTTCATTTCCTTCTTCAGACTCGTTTTCAATTTCTTCGGTAATTTCTTGGGCTTGAGCTAAATGAGGAGCAATTTTAAGAAGATCGGCTTCATCCCAAAGAGTGATACCATCCCATTGATGGACGATATCGTCAACAGATCCTTTTGTAGTGTAATCAGTAACTGATTTTTTAGATTCCCACATTTTGCAGGACCAATATTTAGCTTTCCAACGAGGACCGGGATTGGTATCGCATTGATGGCGAGCGCGAAAACTCTTTCTACGGGCTGGATCGTCGCGCTTGATCTCCATATTTGGATCACCAAAGTTCACCTTTACGACGTTGCCTTTTTCATTTTTAACGTAAACAGAAAATTTCTTAGGCCCCTTTGAGGTTCTGAAAGGCTTGTTTAAAGCTTTCTTATCTTTTGCGGCGCGAATTTCGTTGCTAAAATTAACAGATATATTCATTTTAAATTATTTAAGAGTTAATAAATACTTAGTTTGATTTACAGAAGCTAGTATTTCGTCTCTTATATTTAAGAGATCTGTATCTTTCTTTGCGTCAAGCATTGTTGGTAATTCGTTTATTAAATAATTTTCCATATCAAGCGTTAAAACCATAGGAGCCATATTCTTATAATTTTCTAAGGTTAGATTAAAATTAGTTTGTGCCATGACTCTTCCATACTTACCCATGAAAGTTTCAACAAATTCATCAATATGTCCTGATAGATCTCCATATAATCCATCGAGAGTTTTATGCTCAGAGTAAGAAGTCGTTTGCCAATGAAGGATTTTAACTTGATTCTGGTAGGTTAATAATTTAGTTACAATATTCATTTTAATCTTCTAAGTTAATAAAATTAAGATTTAATTCATCTTCATTTACACCAAATTCTTTTAAATCAGAAAGAGCTTCATTAAAATCACAATCTTCGAAATCATTAAATGAATAAATATCTACTATTTTGTCATTCATATCGTTAGTTGGCTATATCTTGATCTGCACGACGATAAGAGTCTTTGACTTTGCCGCCGCTTTGCATTCTTAGAAATGTATTTACTCTTGCCATAGCCCACGCTGCTCTTGATTGTCCAGGTCTATGACTTGCGCTAAATGCGCCTAAGCCTCTGCGATATACTTTCTTTAATTGACCAAGAGTTACTTTCTTGGAATGTTTAGCGTTATGATTTTTTGCTTTTTCTTTCAAAGCGTTAGTTACCTTTTGGCTAAAAGTTATTTCAGCTTTACTGACTAATTGCTTTTCATCTTTTTTCTTCAAAACTTCTTTAGCTCTCTCTTTGGCATCTGGGGTTGTACCAGCAGATCCCGGCTCGTTTACGCTAGAACCTTTCTTGCGTTCATCTGGCTTTGCTGGAG